GCCCGCTCGACCGTCGCGGTGCCGCACCCGCCCACCACGCACTCATACTCGCCCGTCGGGTCGCAGGGGTCGAGCGGGTGAACGAGCTTCGCCCACCACGCCTCCCCGTGCCAGAGCAGCCAGCCCGTGCTCACGTGATACAGCAGCGTCACGGGCAGCTCGTCGGAGGGCTCGCCGCCCGGACACTGCGTCGTCGTGGTCGTGCCGGGCGCCGAGCGGTGCTCCAGGTCACCGAACCAGTAGCACCGCACGTTGCCCATGTCTTCCTCGGTCCCGCCCCAGATCAGGCACACCTTCTTCCGGGTGTAATTCTCGGAGTTGCAGCAGCCGCTGAAGGTCGCCCGGTAGCACTCGCCCGCCAGCGACTCGCAGCTCTCGCAGTAGGGCTCCTCGGTCGGGCAGCTCTCGCCGGCCTGCGTCACCTCGCAAGTCGCCCCGGCGGAGTTCTCGCACGCCGTGTGGTACTGGCAGGTATCGTCCACGCAGTCGAGCGCAGCGTAGTCCGTCGGCGTCGTGGACCACGGGTCGCAGCCGGTGGCGTCCGTGTGCGCCCAGCGCTTGTAGCAGGCGTTGCCGCGCTGGACCTGGAGCGTGACGATCCAGCGCGTGTTCGAAGCGTCCCACTCGAGCTGTAGCCACGCCTGCTGCGGCACGAGGGGCCAGGCGTCGATCATCTTCCCCCAGAGGCACTCGGCGATGTAGGGCAGCGCGTGGTCGCCCTCAAACGGCAGGAAGTCGCACCCCAGGTGGCAGAGCGTCACGTGCACCTGCGCCGGCAGCGGCGGATCGCAGCCGTTGCACGGGCCCGGCGTCGTCGTGGTCGTGGTCGGCGCCGCCGTCGAGGTCGTCGTCGGCCACTCCGTCACCGTCGTCTCATCGTCCGGCGACTCGCTCGCCGGGCCGACCTGGCACTCCAGGATGTCCTCCGAGAGGTCAAGCTCGCGCTGCGCGAAGAGGTTCAGGCGCAGCCGTTCCTTGATCGCCGAGTAGCCCTCGAGCATCCAGAACGTGTTCGCAAGCGTGAGCGTCGTCGTGCGGGAGGCGAAGTCGTAGACCGCCTCGACGGCGTTGAGCCGCAGCGCGCCCCAGTCGAGCGGGTCGGGCGCGCAGGCGGCCGTCGTGCCGGGCGCCTCGGTCGTCGTCGTGACGCCGAGGCGCGAGACGCTGTAGCGGCGCAGCAGGTTGAGGCCGGACGGGTCCACGTCGTCGCACACGATCCGGCCCTGCACGCGAATGTCCTTCACCTGGTCCAGGAGCCGCTCGGCCAGGATGCCCATCGCCGTCTCGTCGTCCTCGGTGCCCACGACCGGGTAGCTCGTCGGGTGCTTGAAGGCCGGGTCGTAGAGCTTGAGCGTGCGCTGGTAGCCGAGGCAGTCGTAGGCGCTCCCGTTCGGGCCCGCCGTGACGGTGAAGGGCACCCGGGCCCAGTACCAGCCCCAGAGCTTCTCGCCCACGGCGAGGTCCGCGGCCACGTCCCAGTAGAACATGACGATGCCCGTAGCGAGGTTCACGCGCCAGTTCAGGCCCGCCGTGGGCTTGGACACGATCGTCTTCGCGCCGGCGTCCGTGCCGCGGTAGATGCGCGCGCCGCTCCAGATGCCGCCGAGCCCGGCCGGGATGCCGCACTCGCACGTCTCGCGCCAGTTCTCGCACGAGCCGCTGAATCCGACGCCCTTCCAGGTCCACCTGCGGTAGGGCTGATCGAGCGCGCGGAAGGCGCACGCGTAATCCTTCCAGGGCTGCGCGACGAGCTCGAGCTCGCCCCCGCCGTTCAGCGCCGCGTTGCCGCAGCCGTCGAGGTTCGAGGGTTTGACCTCCACCGTGCGGTCCGTGCCCTGCACCATGACGCTCGAGTAGACGCCATCCAGGGTCCAATCGAGCCGGTTGTCGAGCAGCCGGTAGTCGCGCCCGGCCTCGTCCTGCCAGTGCCCGAGCTCCCCCGCCTCGATGAGCGTCTCGGGGCAGTTCCCCAGGTCGATCAGCCTCAAGACCCCCCACTCGTCGATGAACCAGCCGTAGAAGCCGCCGTTGAGCGCGACGAGCTCGGAGATGGCCGAGGCGACGGGCGTGTTGTCGACGCTGAACTCGCCGATCACGCTGTCCAGCGCGAGCCAGTCGGCGGCGACGTAACCGCTGATGTCCGCCGAGGTCAGGTAGGTGTCCGTGACGCAGCCGCAGGAGCCGTGGTGTCCCGGGATGTCGCTGTCGCACGAGGCCGGGCAGCCGGGGATGCCGAGCGCGTGCTCGAGGATGTCGATGATGATCTCGCCGGCGGTCCACTTGCCGCCGTCCTGCCCGGGCGAGTCCTCGCCGCTCTCGTGCCCGCAGACGTGCCCCCGCCGGTTCCAGACGTACTGGCCGGAGCCGTTGATGTTGACCGGCTCGTTCTCGAGGCGGAAGCGGCGGCCGAGGGCGAGGATCTCGATGCCCTCCCGCGCCACGCCGCCGGGCGAGACCTGGACGACGTTGCCGCGGAACAGGCGCGCGCCGGTGTCGGCCCGGTCCACGATGACCCGGTCCCACTGGCGCACCGGGCGGCGGTCGTGGCGGCCGGACCACTCGAGCTCACAGGACCAGGGCGCGACGTAGGAGCGCGTCATGCGCCGGACCGCGAGGTCCGTTCGAAGCGAGCCGTTGATGTAGACGTTCAGGTCCATGTCCGGCCTACGCGCTCGTGGTGGTGGTGGTGGTCGGGGCGGCGGTGGTCCAGCCCTCGACGCCATCTGCCGACACGTCGATCTCGTGCCGCGGCCGCATGCCCTCCAGGATGCAGCCCGGGTAGGCGTTGCCGTTGCCCGTCAGGTAGACCTCGCCGCTGATCTGCCGCGCCAGGTCCTCGAGCTCCGTGGCGAGGTTGCTCGCGTCGGCGACGACGCTTGCCTCGACGACGAACCGCATCTCCGCCCGGCTCTCCGGCTCCCCCTCGCGCGCGCCGCGCGCCCTGGGGATCTCGCGCAGCGGATAGCTCCGGACCATCTCGATCCGCATCGAGCCGCCGACGCCGAGGCTCACGCCGCCCGCCCGGTAGTCCTGGATCGTCCACGTGCCGGCGTAGGTTCCGGGCGGCGCCGGCACCGCGCCCCAGGCCGGTTCGGTCTGCTTCTCCGGCGTGAGGAAGTCGAGTCGCATCTCGACGAAGCGGTAGCCGTGCACCTCGCCGCGCCCGCCGACGCAGACCGAGTCGCCGAACACGTGCCGGTATCCCCGGTTGTCCTCGCAGCCCAGGTCGCCGGGCCCGGAGGTCGCGAGCGCCCGGAGCCGCTCGTAGATGTATCGCTCGGCGTCGCCGAGGTTGGCGCGGAGGCGCTGGGCGGTGACCTCGAGCGTGAGGATGCCGCCGCCGGAGTCGTGGACCCGGCCGGGAGCGGAATGCGGGGCGAGGCGGACGATCGAACGCCGGCCCGTCGGCGTCGCAAACACGTGCGCGCCGAGCTCGACGTTCACCGTGCCGTCATTGAAGTAGCCCTCAGCCATCAGATCGCCCTCGCCCGTGCCAGCGCCCTGAGGGTCCGCTTCATGCGCTCCAGGTCGCGCCGCATGGCATCCAGTGTTTCCAGGGTCTGCTTGTGAAGGCGCACGTCCTGCTCGCCGAGTTCCAGGAGGGCGCGCCTGAGCTGCCCGAGTCGTTCGGCCTGCCGCGCATGGGCCTCAACCGATCGGTGCAGAGGCGTCAGCGACATCGGGATGTTGTCCGGCGACGTCTCGCGGTTTGTGGCCATTCGCATGCTCCTCGCTCGTCAGATGGCTGTGGTGGTCGCCCCGAGCAGGCGCACCTCGTGGATCAGGTCTCGGCCGCTTTCGTCGGCTGCTGCCTCCAACACCGCGCGGGACCGGGCCAGTCGGTCAGGCGGTGCCTCCTCCCGGTTATCGGATGCGTAAAGCACGGGAAGCTCGAGCGTCAGTTCGTGGCCCGCGGGGTGAGTGAACAAGGCGGCGAAGCTCAGAGACGATCCACCGCGAACCGCCGCATTGAGCACGTCCGAGAGGTGCAGCTTTGCCATCTCGAGCCTGACGGTTCTCTGGCCCGCGACCAGGTATGCGACGTGGCCGGCGACGCCAGGCCCGGCCTCCAGATGGTTGTCCACAGTGATCGCGAAGTCCTCGAGGTCCAGGACTTCGCCCGAGTCCAACGTGACGGTCGCGTCGCGCAGACGGAAGGGGCGCGGCGTAAGGGCTGAGTAGGAGAAATCGTCCTCGGTGAGGGCGTCGTTCGCCTCTTCCTTCCAGCCGCTGAGCCAGAGACGCACTGCGAGTCCCGCGGGACCCGTGTGCATCTCCAGCCGGTCAACCTTCACGCCGCGGTAACGGCGCGGATCGGGGGGTGTGTAGTGATCTATGCAGTAGCTGTGGAGATCCTGATAGGCAGGGCTCAGCGGGTCCGACTCGCGGGCGAGCGCGGCGTCCAGCAGGTAGCTTGTGACCTGCGGCCAGGCGAGCACAAGCACATCGCCGGTGACCCGCTGCGTGTGCGGCCAGAGCGCGCTGCGCCGCCAGCCGCCGAAGCTCGTCAGCGGGCTGAACAGCTCGGGCACCGTCCGCAGGGCCATTTCGCCCATCTGGACGGGCACGCAGACCCAGGACGGCACTGGCGGCAGCTCGCCCCAGCTTTCCTCCCGCGCCCACCGCACGTGCCGGCTCCACCCCTTGTGCACCTGTCCACCGTAGCCTGCCATTTGCCGCGTTTCCTTTCAGCGTTTCGATTGAACTTCGCTCAGGCGCGTTTCCACAGCAGCGACAGGTCGATCCCGGCGGCCCACGCGATCCGCCCGCCGGCCGGGTTGGGCACCGAACGCCATCGGACCGCTTCGACCTCGATCCCCGCCAGGCCGCTGTCCGAAAGGCCGAGACAGCTCTCATCGCAGGCGATGATGCGCTCCAGAACGAGCGCGACGAGCTCCTCGCAGGGCCCAGCGTCCTGGCCGTCGGTCGCCACCTCCACGCGCAGCCGCTGGACGACGTCGGTGAGGACGTTCGCCGTGCGCGTGGCTGCGCCGTCGACGGGACAGAGCGCGAGGAGCGGACAAGCCGCCGGCTCCACGTTGTAGCGGCGCCTGAGGCCCGGCCCGAACTCGAACCACGTCTTGACGCGAGCCGCTATCTGCGCATCGGCCTTGAGCGCCTCGAGCAGCGCCCTGCGAGCATCTGTGAGGTAATTCGCCATGTCTCTCCGCTCCGCTGTGCGACGACGGGATGGATGAGGTCACCGGCGCGCCGCCTTCACAGGGGCTCCCCGCGCCCGAAGAGCCTGCGCTGGCTGTCGTATCTCACGCCGGCGGCTCGGGCAGCCTCCGCGCTTGAGGGCTCGAGGCCCAGATGGACGGTGCCTCTCACCACCTCGCGCAGCCAGGCGACGTCGTCCTCGTACTGGCGGCGCACGTCCGCGGTGGCGCTGTCGCGGCCAAGCCTGAGGAAGTAGACGGCGAGGTTCACGGCGCGAGTCGCCAGCACGTCCGGAACGGGGCTCACGGGCACGGTGAACCGGACGCTCAGGTAGCTGTCGATCAGCGCGCAGGCGCTGTCAATCGCCGCCTCGACCACGTCGCTGTCCGGGATTCCGTCGCCGTCGTAGTCCGCGAGCGAGGCGAGGTCTGTCTCGCCGATTCGTCTCTCCACGTCGCTGTATGCGCAGTAAGCCATGAGTGCCTCCCCGCATTCGCTGGTTTCGCGGTCGCCGAGGGACGGGGGGAAGGGCGGGGCCCGGAGCGCCGGGCCCTCGCCGCCGGAGCCGGCTCACGCGTGAGCCGCCCCCCTGCGTGTCGCTCAGCCGCCGCTGGAGGCCTGGATGAGCCAGGGCGCCAGGATGGCGACCGCGCAGCGCCGGCGCGCCTTGTAGGCGTAGCGCTCGCGGTAGAACGCGTCGTCGTCGTCCGGGCTGTCCTTCGCGGTGAACTCGGGGCCCTCCCGGTCCTGGAGGACCATCGGCCTCACCGGGTCGTTGTCGATCACGAACCAGGCCGTGCTGCTGCCCAGGCGCGGCAGGACCAGCAGGTCGCAGCGCTTGTAGCGCCGGTTGCTCGCGCCGTTGGCGAGGAACTGAAGCTCCACCAGCTCCTCGGCCGTGCCGCGCAGCTCGAGCCCGCACGCGAGCACCCGGGGCACGAGGCCCAGGGGCGCTCCGTCGGGGCCGACCCGGCCCTCCAGCGCGCGGCACGCAGCATCGAAGTTGTCCTCGGTGAGCGGCACGTCGCTGCGGTTGGACCAGCCCTGGCCGCCGGGCCAGGTGTGGCTGTCGCTGAACACCGTCTCGCCGTCTATCCACGTGTCCGTGAAGCCCGCTTCGAGGGCCTCAACGGCGAGACGCAGCGGGTAGAGGGCGGCCCGTCGGCCGAGCTGGCGAACGCCCGGGCGGTAGACGCCCACGTTGTCGTCCGCGATGTCGTTGCGCTTGACCTGCACGATGCGCGCGAAGGTGCGGTTGGGCACGCTCTGCACGTAGCGCCCGATGCTGGTGATGGTCACCTCGTCGAGCACCTCTTCCAGGTCCCCCAGCAGCGTGGCGACCGGATACTGCTCGGTGTCGGTGGAGCTGGGCACGCGCTCCATGAGCTGTTCGATCTGGTCCGTCTCGGCGGCCTGGACGGCCTCGGCGAACGTCGCCTTCAGGCCAGTGAAGACCGCCTGCAAGTTGCCGAGAGTGATCTCCATCTTGTGCTACCTCCTGTTATGGTTCTTGCGGCCGGCTCGGGGGGAGCCGAGGCTGTCGGCTTCCCCCCCGGCCCAGCCCTACGCCGCCGCAGTGGTCGTTGTTGTGGTCGGCGCAGCGGTTGTCGTCGTCGGCTCCCACGTCTTGCCCTTCTGCGTGTACTGGTCTATCGCGACCCAGACGTCGGTCGCAGACTCGATCTTGTCGATGCGTCCGCACGCGATGCCGTTCGACACGTCGCTGTCGTGCGCGACGGTCTGGTCGTCGTAGACGCAGACCTCACCGCTCATCGCGCCCTGGTCGAGAGCGCTGGCGCAGCCGAAGCGGTATCGGCCGCGCCGTCGCACCACGACGTTCAGGTCGCCGTTCGCCCCGCCGGAGTTGTCCACGTGCTCCGTGGCGACGCCCTCGAAGGTGTAGCCGGCCGTGTCCGCGGCCGGCACGGCATAGCCCGCCGAGTTGGTGCAGACCAGCGAGCCGGCGAAGATCTCCGCGCCCGCCGCCACGGGGATGGCGAGCAGGTCCCCGAGGCTGTACTCCGTGTTCCTGTCCTGTGTGAGTGCTGTCATCCGTTGTTCCTCCGTCGTGTTTGCGCTGTGCCATTCCGGGGGCAGTACGCGTCCCGGGCCTCAGTCGGCCGCTGCCAGGTAGGCCTCCGGGCTCAGCCCCAACTGTCGGCAGACGTTCAGCTCGGCCCCTTCCAGGTCGCGTGCGGCGCGGGGCGCCCGCCGGGACGGCCCCGGCATCCGGCCTGTCATCAGGGGCGCGAGGGCGTTGAGACATTCGCGCGTGGCCTCCAGGTCGTCCCGGGCGCAGGCGAGGAAGAAAGCCCGCTGCGAGGGGGGGATGCGCCCCTGTGCCACGGCGCCGTCCACCAGCTCGGCCGCCTCCCTGTCCGCGCGCTCGTGCCGCAGCGCGTCAATGGCGTCGAGCACCGCGGTTTCATCCGCGTTCTGCGGCACGCCGAGGCGCTCGCGGACCGCGTTGAGCACGGGCGCGAGCGCCGATGCCTTCAGCGAGTGGATTGCATGCTGAACGGCGCCCGCATCGGCGTCCTCCGGCAGCCCGAGGGCGGCAGCCATCTCGTTTTGGCGCGCGAGCCGGCGTTCCAGCTCCCGTGCCCGGGCGGCGTTGGCCAGCAGGGCCTCGGCCACCATCCTGTCCTCCGCGTCGACACGCAGCCCGAGTTCGGAGGCTACCTCCTCGGGCTGTCTGCCGAGCGGACCTGCAAGGGCATCCAGCAACCTCATACTCTCGCCTCCCTCCAGGGGGTCAGGTTGCCCGCCGCCATCCGTAGCGGCGGGATCGGTCGTGTTGAGCGATTGAAGCTCCGTCAGAAACGGGGTGTTGGTCAGGGCCACGCTGTGGACCATCATGGGCACCGGCTCGCCCGTCACCCGGTCCGGCCTGCCGAACAAGAACACGGGCGAGAGGTAGCGGAACTGGCGCGCGGCCACCTCGGCTGCCGCCTCGGCCGTCCAAAGCACCCGCGCCCACAGCTCCGTGCCGCCCGCTCGCAGCTCCATGTCCCGAATCCAGCCGGCGGCCGGCGCCTTTGCCACGCGCCCTTCGGAGGCGAGGACGCTGGCGTGGTGGTAGTCGATGGGCAGCTCTGCGCCGTGCGCTGCGTAGTGGCGCCGGAAGTAGTCCAGCGCGCTGCTCAGGTGGGCGGCCGTGACGACCTCGGCGCCCTGGCAGTGCCCATGCCAGCGGCCGGTCCGGGCGATCATGACCCACTCCGGGGCCGGGCCACCCGGCAGCAGCACCGCGCCAGGGGGCGTGCCGGTCGCCGCCTGCATGGCAGGGTCCATCGTCGTGTTCCTTGCGCTCATCTGTGTGTCCTTTCTCTACGCGCGGCCATCGCCGAGAAGCGCTTCCCCGGCGGTGGGTTCGGGGATGCCGAAGCGCTGATAGACCCACTTGCTCGGGATGGCGAGGCCGGCTTCAGCGAGTGTCTTGATCGTGGTTGCGAGCTGGGCCAAGTCCCGGGGCTCCTCTATCACGAAGTGCCATTGCGGCACCGGGGCCGCGGGGCCGAGGTTCAGGCGCACTACCGGGGCCAGAAGCTGCTGCGTGAGCGTGTCCTGGAGGGCGAGGGCGTCGCTTTCCACCAGGTCCCTGCGCACCAGGTGGTGCACCCGCCCCAGTGCGTAGGAGCCGCCACCCTCGCCGCCGCTGGTGAGCGTCTGGCCGAGGATTGCAAGCGTCAGCTCGCGCCCGGCCCGCTCGAGGATGCGCTGGAAGACTTCCCCCTCGCCCATCGAGCGGGTGTCGAGCACCTCGATCTGGTTGCCCTCGCGCACCACCGCGGCGGCGTCCATGCCGAGCGCACGGACCGCGTCCCACAGCTCGCGCGCCTCGCCCGAGTCCCAGGGGACGCCCTCGCGTAGCCGGCCGATTCTGGGGGGCATTCCGTACACCTCCGCGAAGGACATCCAGTCCTTCCACGAGAGGTGGCGCACCACGAACGCACGCACGCAGCTCCTGAGCAGGCTCGTCCGCGCCGGGAATCCGCTGCGGGCCTTGACGCGGTGCACGATGAAGTTCAGCGGGGGCAGTTCCGTGCCGCCGTCGCGCTCCCGCAGAAGGAGGGTCTCCCCGTCCTCGGCGAGCCGGAACCAGCGCTGGGGCCGCCAGAGCAGACGCGCCGGCCGCCAGCGGCGTGCGGCCGTTTCCCACTCGATCTCCAGCACGCTCAGCCCCTTCGGCACCGCGTCCATGAGGTCGAAGATGGCCTGCTTGAGCTCGGGGATCAGCCCGACGAGCTCGCCGCACAGCTCGGCCGCCTCCGCGGCCTCAGCCGATTCGCCGGCGGGCAGTATCTGCCAGGCCAGCGAGCTCACGCCGCTTTTGCGCGTCCTGAGGTGCGCGTCCAGCTCGCCGTCCTTCTCCTCCATCCGCTCGAACAGCTCGGCCTGGCTGGCGAGGTCACCCGTCTCCGCCTCCAGCAGCATGTTCTTGATGCGGCGGGGGGTGAGGGTGTCGATGTCCACGTGCCCGACCACTGTGCGGGGACCGAAGTCCTGCCGCTCGGCAACGGGTCCCCTCTCCGGTCGCTCGCTCATGTTTTTCCCTTCGTGCTGGGCACAGGCGCCCGCGCCGTGCTTGCTGCTTGGGTCCAGTGTCGGAAACGTCGCTTCACGCTTCTGCGCCCACTCTACTCGTCTTTGCTCGGGGGTGTGTCCGGTATGGGTGCTCCTGACCCAAACGGGCGAGATGTGCTTCGGCCAGCGGGGAGGGGAGCGGCGTAAGTGACCGCGCGGGAACAGCTTGCGACACATAGCCGGGCATTGCACTTCTCAGCGTCGGCAGGGCGGCGCGGGAGAGGGTCGGGGTTGCGCCCTAGAGGTCTTGGAACGCTGTGCGCCGGGCAAGGCTGGCGTAGGGCAGAACCGAATCGGCGCCGAATGCATCCGGCAGCAGTTCGTCGCAGCCGGCGAGCGCGTCCGGGCCATCCACGAACCCGTCCGGGTAGCTCAGGAGCTGGTCCTGCAGCACGCGCACGCCGCGGCTCGGGTTGCGCGGAAAGCGCCACAGGCCCGCCTCGAACGCAGGGCAGAGGCGCTCGATCCGAAGCTCCTTCGGCCGGTTGTGGTTCACGTAGCGCACGGGCAGGGACTTGCCCCGCAGCCGCATCTTCAGCAGCGGCCGGATCAGCGCGTAGCCGCCGTTCTGCTCGATCCCGATCAGCCGCGGGCGGAACCGCCCGTGAAACTCGATGAGGCGCTCCAGCATCTGCATCGGGCTGCCCCGCTCGATCCAGGCGTCCAGCACGTAGCGCGTCCCCATCCGGCGGTCCGCGCCGACAGCCACCAGCGCACGCGGGCAGCCGCGCGGTGATTCGCTGAGGGCGGGATCCAGGAAGCACACGACGTCGAGCCGCTCCGTGTTCAACTCCTCCGGACCGTACGTGCCCATCCATGCGGGCTGAAACGGGCGGGTGGGGTCGTCGGGCACGAGGGCGTAGTTGCGCAGCCAGTTACGCAGGCCGATGGTCTCGCGAACGCGCGCGAGCGCCGGCCCCGGGAAGCGCTCCGGCCACGCGCTGCGGCCCTCCACGATGGCCGGCTGGACGAACAGTCGCGCCAGGCGCCTGCCCTGCTCGTCCCGCCTGGAGGCGAGCTCGCGCGCTCGCTCGACCATGCAGGCTGGTCCGAACATGGTTCCGAGCACGGTGAAGACGTACCTCTGCGGCTCGAGCGCCGGCACGATCTCGTCCATCATCCAGTCCCAGAGGTTCTTTTCGCGCTCGGGATTGCGCGCCAGCTCCGCGGTCTCGAGGTCGTCCCCGATGAACTCCCAGGGCCGCCACTGCCTGAACCTGCGCCCGCGCGGGCTCATGCCGATGCCAAACGCCTCGAGGCGGCAGAGCCTGAAGGGCCCGCATTCCCCCGGCGGCTCGCGGTCCGGCAGTTCGGCCGTCCAGGCGGCTTCGCTGCCCTTTGTGCGCATCGCTCCGTAATCACCGCGAATGCGCGGGTTGTGGTCGAGCTCGAGTCGCACGAAATCCATCGTCTGCGCGGCAAGGGCCTGCGCCTGGCTGCCGAACAGGACGTAGGGCACCCGCCGGTGCAGTATGCGCCAAAGGGGGCGCGCGAGGGCGAGCAGCACGCTCTTGCCTGCGCCGCGGAAGGCGGCCACGAACGTCGGCAGCCCGGGCTCGCCGACCGCGTCCGCCATGCGCTGATGGAAGTTTGCGAACGGCCGGTCGAAGTAGTGCGGCAGGTAGGCGCGGCACCACTTGAGGAACGGCATCCGCTGGCGCTCGCGTCGGGATTGCTCGTCCTGGTGCTCGAATGCACGCGCCGTGTCAGGCAGGTGCTCAAGAATGCGGTCTATGAGAAGTTTGTGCTCTCGACTCAACATTGTCGCGGCGGGGGCGCAGGGCGCTCGGGGAGGTCTCGGCCCTTGTCCTACATCAGCAGGGCGCGCAGCTGCCTGGCGAAGTCGCTGAGCAGCCGCAGCTTCTCCACGGCGCTGGCGAATCCGTCCGCCGCCGCGCGCACGTGGTCCGGATCACACTCCAGTAGCGGGATGAGCCCGCTCGCGAGCCTGACCAGGGTCTCCGCGGCGCGGGACGCCTGCGCCTCCACCTCCTCGCGGCGACGCGACACTTCCGTCAACAGCGTCTCGATATTCTCCCTGTTAGCCACCGGTGTGCCTCCTGTTGCACTCCTCCCTGGTGACGAGCAGCCTCATGTCTGCGCGCATCTCGCTGCGCAGGGCGCGCAGCTCCTCAAGCAACACGTTGAGGCGTGCCTGGATGACCGGCACAGCGTCCACGTGCGGGTCGCCATTGGCGAGGCGGTCGTCTATCATCTCCAGGCGGTCTTCGACACGTTGTCGCCAGCGCCCCAGCCGGAAGGCCACGGTCCATCCGCCGATGAAACCGCCAGCGATGGCGCTCACGACCGAAACCATTGCTTGAAGCCAGCTCATCAGTGCTGCTCCTTGAGGCGTTGGATGAACTGCCGGATGGCGCGCCGGACGGCGGCGAACTCCGTCGGCGCGAGGTTCTCCGCACAGAACGCGGCGAACTGCTCGAGCGCGCGAAGCTCGATGGTGAGCTCCCTGGCCGTCTTCCGGTACCCGGTGATGATCCTGACCATGTTCAGCAGCCTTTGCTCGTATTGCCTGTGTTCCCTATCCTCTTGTCCGCTCCTGGGGGCTTCCTCCAGCACCATGCGCTCGAAGCGCTGCTCAAGCGCGCGGAGCACGCTGTCGGGGCTTCGCGCGAAGGGGCGCTTCCTCTCCTCGTCCCAGCAGCGCCCACGCTGCCGGTCATACGCCTTCCAGTTCCGAAGGGTGTGCTTCGAGACGTCCAGGGAGCGGGCGATCGCATCGAGGTCCTTGCCCTTGGCGTAGAGGGATCGGGCCTCGTCGATCAACAGCTCCCGCTTGCCGGCGCGCTTCACGGTCGATCCCTCCTCGTCGTCGGCGCCCGAGCACACCGCCTGCCGGTGGAACCCAGGGGCAGGGGCGCTGCCGGGCCCCGTCCATGCCCACTCTACCCGTCTTTGCCAGCGGGTGTGTCCGAAGCGGACGCTCCCGGCCGGGTTTGACGCCAAACGTTGGGGTGGCGCCCGGGCAGTGGCCAACGTGGAACATGACGTACGTCGCGCGTGGGGGCAGCCGTAAGGCCTCAGGGCGATCGGAAGCGACTGCAGCTGTCTGAACTTCAGCGGAGCAAGCGATAGCCGAGAGCAAGGGTAACTGCAGTTGACCCGAGCCTTGTGCAGGGATTACACTTTCCGGCGCCGGGCGGGAAGCCCGGCTGCGGCAGTGCGTTGCCGGGCGAATCGGCTTCTGAGCCCGGCGACCCGTACGACCCTAAGCCTGGTCCGCTGCATTGCCGTGCCCGTGACGTGAACCGGCCCTTCGGCCCATTGCCTTAGCCCTCCGGTTCGCCTCCGGCCGGCAACCTGCGGGCCGGCCAGAAGGAGGCGAACCATGAGCACCAAAGAACCCGCCTTTGGCCTCCAGCAGCTCTCAGCTGCAGGCGACAGTGACGCGCTGCGCGCCTGTGGCGCGCCAACGCACGCGGCTGAAGTGGTGGAACTCCACCCTCGAACTGGAGAGACATCATGCTGACATTCTACCGACACGAAGACGGGCGGCTGCGCGTGGTCGAGGGCGCTGATGCGTGCCAGGTTATTCGGGCAGTGCGGCCGACGAGGGATGAGATCACCCAGTTGCATGACCTGACAGGTGCCCCGGTTGAACTACTGTGCGGTGCCGTTGACCGTGATGAGCGTCCGCGTGTGGAGGTCGACGATTCATGCACGCTGCTGATCGTCCGCACCGCCCAGCCGGCCGAGCCCGATTCCGACCGTCCCTACATCACGGTTGCCTTCGGGATCATCCTGACTCCTGAACGCCTCGTCACTGTTTGCTCCGAGGAAAACGTTGTCTGGTCGGCTCTGCTCTCCGGCCAGCATCGCACTCCGGCGCCGGACAGGCGCGTGTCGTTCCTGCGTGTGTTGCTCCTGCGGCTTGCAGGGCAGTACCTCACATATCTGAACGATATCCGGCGCCAGGCAGACGAAGTGCAGCGCGCCATTCACTACGCGATGCGGAACGAGATGCTCATCCGCATGCTGAGTTTCGAGAAGAGCCTGGTCGATTTCACGACATCTCTCAGGGCCAACGAGCAGGTATGGGACCGCCTCCCCCGGGCCTTCGGCAGGGAGCTTTGCGAAGAAGAGAGCGAGGCCATCGAAGACGTGCGTATCGAGTTCAGACAGGCAAGGGACTTGGCCGACGTGCACAGCAACGTCCTGAGCGGGATGATGGACGCGTTTGCCTCCGTCATTTCGAACAACCTCAACGTCATAATGAAGGTGCTCACGTCGGTCACGATCATCCTGATGCTGCCCACGCTGGTAGCCAGTGTGTACGGCATGAACGTCCGACTGCCTTTCCAGGACTCCCCTCACGCCTTCGCCATCACGATGCTCATGTCCGCAATGGTGTCCGTCGGCGGCCTGATCGTCTTCTGGAAGTTGAAGTGGTTCTGAGCGGGCTGCGCGATGCTCAGGCGAAACATACCCCAACCTTCGACGGCGCATACGCCGCTAACGGTGACTGCTGCGACCGCAGGGGGCGGTTTTCGTAGCGCTGCCCCGACCTGGCAGCCCGTGGTGAAAGTCCCGTTTGAGCGTTGATTGTCATTTGCGTGATCTGCTAAGCGGGCTCACAGAAGTTTTCTAAGCTTTTGCTGAGACAGGGCCATTGGTGGCCCCGT